TTTAAAAGTAATATTTGTGAAATTACTCCAATCAGGCTGTTGAAGTCCTAATCTATACATTGCTACTTCTTCGTTTAATCCGTTAACTGTTAAGGTTGTTTTAAGTGGAATTATAGAGTTAGAATATTCACCACGTCCTTTTAATCTTGAAGTAATCCACGTCCAGTTCCCCGACTTGAATTTAATAGCAATAATAAAATTTAAGTCGTATCTTAACGTTCCACTCCATGTTCCTATTCCTTCGATAATAAATTGGTCTCCATTATTTAACTTATCTGAAGTAATTTCTGGAGTTATCCAAAAATCACGGTCTGAAAAACTAACACTTTCTCTTAATTGAACATCTACTAAATTCTCATTACTTGGAGTGATTATAACCCTATCAGAAATGGCTTGTATACTCTCTGGACTAACAGAAAGCATACTTGCGAGATTTCTTCCATCAAATACTTTATTTGAACCAAAGTCAATCTTATCAGCACCAACTCTTAGTTGTGAGTGTCTTACAGTATCGTTCAACGTGCTAGTAACAGTATTTAAAGTTTGAGATGTAGTTTGTTTCCATGTATTCAATTCATTAACATTTGTTTCTACATCTTCGGGTGCTGGTGTCCAGTCAGTAGCTATATTTCCTTTTTCAAGTTTAGGTAAACGGATATAAATTTTATCTCCATTGTTAAAGTTAGCTGTAGGGTTGTAAAATACAAATGCAAAAACATTAGTAAACTTGTTATTAAAAGTATGAGATATTCGTTGCCAACCAGTTGTTATATCTACTTGTCTCAATCCATTCGTTTCAAAACCAACATTACTTAATGTCATATTCCTACTAGCTTTAATTTCAATAGACCATGTTAACATCTCATTTTGGAATTGAGTTTTAACTAAATCTGTTAAATTAAAGTAAAAACCATAAGTATCACTACCGTTAACTTTAGTTAATATGATTGTATCTTCTGATACTGATTTGTCCCATTTATTCCAACTGTAAAAATTCTTTGAGTTTAAATTTTTACTATCAGTAATATAGTTTCTCCCACCAACACTAGTTGGAATAATGTTCCTAACATTACTAATCTCACGACTAAAACTATTAGCTGTTTCTTGAACTTTGTTTTCAACTACAGATGCAGTTGCATAACCTTTCTCGTTAACCCAACTTTCAATGCTACGTCTTGCAGCAGTCAATTGATTAGCTGTGTTATTTTGTACCCACATTTGCATGTTAGCAACTCTTACTCCGTCTTGATTTTTGTAATTCTCTAACACTGTTAATTGGTTGGTAATACCTCTAGCACTTTCAGTAAACTTGCTACTAAATTCTGTATTTTTAACAAAACCTTTATTATCAATAATTCTATTGATTTCAGTTCGTTCACGGCTTAATTGATTAGCAGTATCTCGCTGAACCCATTGCTTCAATGTTTCAGTTCGTGTGCTGTCTTGATTCTTGTATTCCTCAAGTGATGTAATCTTGCTTGTTAGTCCGTCTACACCTTTCTGAAATTCTGCTTTAACTGCACTCAATCCATCTTCATTTTTCTTTTTAACGGCTGTAAATTCTCTAGTAATACTAGTTTCAAGTTCTGTCACCTTGCTAGTAGCACCATTAACCAGTCCTCTAAGCTCTCTTACTGTTTCATTGTTAGAAATATCTTGAATATTATTAACTCTATCAGTTAAGGCTTGAATTTGCTTAGTTGCTTCTATTCTACTCTTACTTATTTCTAGATTAACTGCTTGAATTTGCTTTGTTGCTTCAACTCTATTCTTGCTTATCTCTAAGTTTGTAGCTTGGAATTGCCTATTGTAGTTTTCTACAGCGGTTGATACTTGCTCTCTAAACTGATTGATTTTTTCATCAAAGGCTTCACCCATTTTCCGGATTTTTTCTTCACTACTTAATAAGGCTTTTTCATATCCACCTTTTACCTTATCTTCAATAACTTTTGATTTTTCTTTAAAGAATCTGTCGAAAGCTGCTTCCTGTTCGGCAACTAAAGCATTTATTCTGGCAAGTACTGAATCGTTTTGAACTTGTAGTGATTCTAATTTAGCTGAAGTGCTATCAGTAAAGCTACTTCTACCATCTCCCACTTCTATCTCGTGATTTTCTTCAAGGATAACATCCCAAATTACCTTAACTACTTTCGCGTTCTCATTTAATATCCCTAACTCGTTGTAATAAACTTTTAATCTGTCGCATAAATCTATCTGTTCAAGTGCTGGGTTATCAAACACTCCCTCAACTTTTGATAAGTCTTGGTAGTTGATCTTTAAGTTAGTTTTCGGTACACCTACATTATTACTTTTAATGTAACTTTTGGCTTTACTTCTTAACTGCTCCACCGTTTTTAAGTTTTCATCACTTGAAAAATCAACTTTTAAAATTCTTCTGTGTGTGAATTTATTTAAGTGAGTGCTGTCAAGGAGTATTTCTGGTAATGTTATTAATTGTTCCCTGTTGTTATCATCAGTATATTTTTTAAAAGGAAAAACTGAAGTATAAGTTTCAAGTATTGATTGTTCTTGTTCTAAGTCTAACAAGTTTTTACCATAAGCAATGATGGTTGGGTTATCAATTCCCATGCTTCTGTGAAGTGTAATATTTAAGTTATCGAACTCATATTCACCACCCCAAACATCAAGAATTGAACCTGCTTTACCTCCTAATGCGTCACGGGCGTTTTCAATGTTTTCAACTTTCCATGTAGTAGAATTTAATGTACTTATATCAGATTGAACGAAGAACTCCTCACGACTATCTAACAAGTTATCTCGCCACGCTCTTAAAGCACCTACTGCACTAACGCTAGTAACTGTTATATCTGGTCTGATAGCGTTCATAGTAGTTTTAACTTGTGAAATATGTTGGCAGTAAATTTTAAATTCATTTTGTGTTTTTGTGATCTTTGATACTATGAACCTTTGATTTTTAGTTCTGTAACCTGCATCACTTTTGATATACATTCCCTCTTTAATTTTCTCTACGTCTTTTCCATTTATTGGATAATCAAATTCAAGAATGTATATCCCGTTTTTTTCTCTTGAAACATGGCATTTAGAAGCATCAGATAAAACTGATACTCCCAAATGTTCAAAATTAGTTTCATTTGCTTTATACAGTATAGGATAAGCCATTAAACTAGCGCCTCCCATCTTGGGGTTATTTCAACAACAAATGAGTTGTTATCCCATGAGATTCTGTTATCTCCTATTTCAAGGTGTGGAAATGGGTAAGTGAACACCTTATCGTACTGCGGTTCTTTGTTATCCCAATGAGCGGACTGCGTTTCACAGTCAATAACAATGTGTCCACTAACTCCTTTCAACCTAAATATTTGAGAATTAATATTCAAATTAATATCTCCTGTTCCCCTTAATTTAATAAGTGGGTTGGCTTTTCTACGTTCTGGGTTTCTTAATATTTGACCATTAGAAACTGTTATCTTATATAGTCCTGTTTTTAAATATTTAACAGGGTGTACTTTAAAATTTAGGATACATTTTTTCTTGCTTGTTAATGTTCCCTCAATTTTAAACGTTTCATAAAAGTACGCCTTATAAAGATATTCATTATCCCAACTCAAGCCAAAATCATACCATTTTGGCTTTATATTGATAAGATAATCATTTAATTTATTGATTATGTTTTGAATGTCAGCTTTTTCATCATAGATTTTAAATGGGAAAGTACGTTCAACTACTTTCAACCGTTTATTATCTTTGATTTTCGCACCATTAACACCGTCTATTTCAACTAAATCTACAGTTTGAGAAGAAGATTCCAGTTCTATTTCATCTACTAATCTTAATCCTAATTCTTTTGTATTTAGTTGATTGTAAAGGATATATTTAGTTATCATAATCTGTCTTTCTCCTCCTTAATTAAGAATTTTATTTGTTCGTATAGTTTACGAACATCTTCTTCAGAATTTGTACTTAAATTCTCTATGTGTAGCAACGCTCCAAAGTTGCTTGTTTTGTTGTTAGTAACGTTGTTACTACTTCCACCTGCTGTTGCAAATGATGGTACACCTTTAAAACTTAACATGTTCTCAGGTACAAAGTTAGGTTTGAATTTGTCGATTGCACGTTGATAAACGCTGAACGCTTTATCTAATACTGGCATGTTTTTAACCATACCTTGAGCAACCCCTCCTGTTAAGTGGCGACCTGTTTTTTTATCAGTAAGCCTCGATGGTGAGTGGATTTGTGCCTTAGCTCTCAACGCTCTATCAACCTCGTTAATAATTGCATTAGCTGCAGCAGTAACCGCACCTAAAGCCGAATACATACCTTGAGCAACTCCATTACTTACCTGTGCTCCAACGTTATAAGCAACTGGTACAATGCTTTGACCTACGCTTTGAACAGTATTCTTGATACTTTCCATCGCTGAACGAACGTTACCCTCGTTACTTCTTAACCCATCAGCAATATTTCTTCCTGCTTCTTCACCTGCTCTACGTCCTTCTTGTGCCATTTGTGAGGCTGTTTGTTGAAGAGTAGACACAAATTGTTGGCATGTGCTTTGAATAGATCCTAAGGCACTATTCATAGCCGAAGAAATGGCACTAGCTAACCCGTTCATCGCTCCACTAATGCTTGCAACCATACCAGATACTGTCGCTCCAACTGATGAAATCGAAGTACCTATCTGATTAATCTGACCTGCTACGCTAGTTGCTGTACTTCCTACTTGTGATAATGCACTAGTTAAGCCACTAACTACACCAGTTAATGCTCCAATTGAAGCTGAAGTTGTACCAAAACTTACTGCTAAGCTTGAAAGCACAACACCAAATGCACTAATCGATACAGTAACAGAACTTACTGCTGTTCCAATGCTTGTTATTTGAGTATTGAAAGCACTGATTGAACCGCTGGCAGTCATAAGTCCAGCTAGTGAAGTAGTGATGTTAGTACTAAATAATTGAACGGCTGTTGAAGTTGTAATCAAGATAGGTGGTAAGGCATTTAATGAAGTAGTTAAGCTTGTGATTAATGTAGGTAAGGCAGTAAATGCCCCTTGAACAGAAGTTGCTGCTTGACCTAACATTGATAATCCACTTGCCATAGTTTGCATTCCTGCCCCAGCCGTTGTCATTTCTCCAGCGTGAGCCGTTATTGCACCTACTCCAGTTGCCGTTGCTGTTAATGTAGCAACTAAATCACCTAAACTTAAATCAACAAGAGTTTTAACCCCCTCCGCAAATAATCTAAATCCATTACCTGCTTTTTCTGCTGATTCTCCTATACTTTGAATAACATTTGCCACTCCATCAAGTACTGTTCTTATTGAATTACCGATTGAATCAATAACTTCTTTAATTCCATCACACACAGTTTTAACTGCGTTACCGAATTTTTCAAAAGCTGTTCCAACACCCTCTAATACTGATTTTATTGAATTACCTACTGATTCAATCACGGAACCTACACCCTCAAGAGCTGACTTAATAGCATTACCAACTGAATCAATAATGCTCGCCACTCCTTGCAAGGCTGATTGAATAGCAGTACCAACCGAAGTAATTACAGTACCAACTCCCTCAAGAGCCAGTCTTACTCCGTTACCAAAACCAGTAAAGGCTGAACCTAATCCCTCGAGTACCGACTTAATGGCAGTACCTACAGATTGAATTACAGATCCAATTCCCTCGAATACTGACTTAATAGCAAGTCCAACTGATTGAATAACACTACCTAACGAAACTAAAACGGCTGATAAGCCAGTTCCTAATGCAAGAATAACTTGTGACACGGCACTTCCTAAGGCTTGAAAGACCTTAGCAACTCCATCTCCTTGAGTTCCTAAAAGTGCAAGTCCAGCACACACCATAAGAATAGCTCCACCCAATGCAAGCCACGTTGGAGGTGGAACCATTGCAATGGCACTTCCTAAACCTTTAAAAGCAATAGCAAGTCCAGTTCCTATACCTTGTGCAGCAGTTGAAATTCCAGTACCTAAAGCAGTAAGAACGGACGGAACACCGCTCAATGCTGTTTTAATACCAGTACCAATTCCCTTGGCACTTGTTGCTATCCCTTTACCTGCTGATTCTAACAATTTGCCAAAACCACCAAATATTTGTGATAAAGTACTTTTAGAACTTCTAGCTTTCTTTGTTACTTCATCTAAGGATTCAGTAGCGTTTTTCTTGAATAATTTAAACGGGTTTAACCCCTTAATTAAATCAATTCCTTTAGTTGCCAACTTGATAGCTTTAAGTGAACCTACAATTCCTAATAATGAATAAGCAATAGCACTAATCACGCTAGGTGGGAGTGAAGCTATTAATTTAGCAAAACCACTAATCACTTTAGCTACCACATTAACAACTAAACCTAAAGCATGTGCAAAGGTGCTAATTGCCCCACTATTTGACAAAGCTGTAACAAGCTTAGTTACTGCCTTTTGAACGTTGTTAAATGCACTAATAACGGCACTTACTGCTCCGCTATCATTCAACCCTTTCCATAGTTCCTTAGCCACTGTAACAACATTCTTAATTGAAGTAGCTATTCCATTAACTACTCCATCAATATCGATACTTTCTAAGAAACTACCTAACTTTTCAGCAAAGTTCCCAAAGTCTACTTTGTCTAGTGCGTCTGCAATACCTGAAATAGCTTTAATTCCGAACTTATTCACTTTCTCAAAAGCTGGCTGAAGTTTATTAGCTAAACTTTCTTTTGCTCCATCGATGGCTTGATCTATAGTTTTAAATTCAGTTGCCATTTTAGAAAAGCTATCATTGTTACCTACTTTTTTAATGGCGTTGAAAAAATCTTCTGTTTTGATTTTTCCATCTTGAACGCCCTTAACAAGTTCATCAAGTGACATTCCCATTTCCTTGGCAATTGCCGCCATACCTGCTGGGGTTTGCTCCATCATCAATTTAAAGTCTTGCCACGCTACTTTTGGCTTCGCCGCCATCTGGGTGGCTTGTTGTGATAGAGTCTTCATCGCTTGCTTAGGATTTTCTGCCGCTGCTGCTAAACCACCAAAACCAGTTACAAGCTTATCAGTTTCTTTTATCCCTACTGCTGCTAACTGCGAATAGGTTTGTGCCATATCTGAAGCACTGTAAATAGTCTTGGTGGCGTAGTCTTGCATAACGCCCTTAGCTTGTGCGATTTCTTCCTTAGACTTACCAATCATCGACATATTGCCTTCAAAAGTTTTCCAGGCCTTAGCTGAACTGTTTAATTCAGTTACCATTCCTCGAATACCGTTAGAAATACCACTAATACCTGCACTTATTCCAGCACTTACTAGATTTGCTCCTAACACACTTTTAAAGACTGAACCTGCCTTTGTTCCAGCACTTTCAAGACCGTTTAAGGCACTTTTTAACCGTCCGATTCCAGAGGTGGCGCCTTTCTCGTTCAAGTCAACATCTATTTTAACTTTTCCCTCTGCCATATATTAACCTCCTTTCTTTTAAATCAATCATTGATAGGAAGTTCATATTGACGTTGTAGTTTTCGCATGCTTTCCTTATATTCAGGACTATCATGTTTTTCTGGTTTGTAAGACCTAATCTTTACAACTTCCATAAATTTAGTATTTTCTGGAAGTCCATTTAATAAGGCATTAAACTTTCTCCAATGCAATTTACCTTGCATTTCTATTAAATCAATATTATACGCTTGTAAAAAAGAAGCAAAAATATAGTCTGAGTCGTATTTCAAACTATATAATTGCTCCTGTTCTTCTTCTATTTCCTTAACTGGCATAGGATTACCAGCTAAATCATATTCTACTGAATTAAACTCCTTATTTTTGATATGCTCTTTTATAATTTCTTTTAAAAATAATTCTACGTCCTCAATTGAGTATTTCTCAAATGATTCACCTGTTAACATTATCATTGCAAAGTGTGGTTTCTGAAAATCTTCAAGATCACTAGAATTAAGCATATCAAACAACCTAATTACATTATCAAAGCTAAGATTAAGCTTATAAACTTCACTACCAACGATTAATTCATCTTCTAATTTGTAAGCTAAATTAAGCATGGTCGATATTTAGATACTTAATCAGCTTATCTGGAGAATAACTGCTTCCTAATTCTTGAGTTATCCCAAATAGCGTTTGAAATACCGCTAGTAACGTTGGCATACAAGATTTGTTATAAAGATTATAAACTTTCTCAAAAGTTTCTTCATCGAATAACTCAACCCATAATTCTTTAGCTAAATCATAGATTAATTTAATATCTTCTGTTGTTCCTTTTAGTTCTCCAATCTTATCTTTAACTACACCTGCTTTTTCTTCTACGTTCGCTAGTTTCAGAATATTTTCATCACTAGTTACAAACTTTAATTCAAACTCTCCAAAATCAACTGGAATTACATTTTCAAATTTCTTAATTACTACCATGCTTAAATCCTCCTAAATTATGCTACTGCTGTTTGTTTTGGCAATGTTGTCCATTTAATCGTACATTCAAAGTTTTCAAAGTCACTTGCGTCACCGTCTCCAGCTTTAATCTTAGATACGATTGCTACTGCTTCCCACGCTGTCTTACCATCTGAAGACACTACTTTGAACCATACTTTTCTATCATCTCCAACCTTATATCTAAGGTCAGCGATTAGTTTTTGTGCGTCATCTTCTACATCGAAGTTCCCCTCGAATGAGAACCCAGCTTTAACTGATTTTACAGTTTCCTCTGGTGTACCATCTCCATCGTACCATGCTACATCGTCAGTATCTTCATCTGTTTCATCGTTAACAGTTTTAATATATTTTGCTAACAGTTTGTACTGTTCTTTTGTTGGTGCTGTTGTAGCGTTCGCCTTATTAAAAGGTGCTACAAAATGTTTTCTCAATGCGTTTTTTTGTCTAGCCATTTAATAAATCTCCTTCAATTTCAATTTTTGATACTATACGTAAAGTATAGATAAAGTAATCTTGCTCATCACGTCCATTAACTGCAGGCTTTCCAACCTCTAGTCCTAAGAAGCGATAAGTATTGTTTGCACTAGGTAATTGCAAATTAAATTCAGATAGTGCGGTGTGGATAGTCCACAAGATAGAGTTAGCTTTTTGGTTGTCCATGCATTTTATGGCAATTTCAAAAGGTAAACTAATTTCTTGTGTTCCATCCATAAATAATCGCTCTACCTTACCACCTGCAATTAAATTAACCACTAAATCATCTGATTCAATGAAATAATCTAATCTAGCTACAAGTGGCAAATTTAAAGAATTAATATAATCACAAAGTACATCTTGAAAATCAATGTTATTAATCATCTTATTCCTAATCCTTTCTTAGCTACTTCTTCCCAATTTTTCATCTTGCTATTAGAAGCTTTTTCAGTCCATTTGCTACCAGTACCAGGGGTTGTATATTTTCTGAATCTAACGATTCCATTTGTACCATAGAATTGTGCTCTAGCATATACCGTCCCCCAAATGGCGCTACCGTTATCTTCGTGTCCAGTTCCTCTTAAAATTCCTTTACCATCACTTGGCACATAGTTTTCACTGTCAATAACAACTTGATTAGCTACCATTATCCTGGCATTTTTAATATTACCTGGTCCGAATTTCTTCTCCATAGGTGATAAATCATAAGATACTTTTAGCGACATCTAAATCACCGTTAACTCATAAGAGAATACTTTATTTCCTAAATAATTAGTTTCAAAACTAATTACCTTGTATTCTCCGTGTTGGTCTGTGATTTTAGCTTGTAACCAACTATCATTAACAACAACATTATTAAATTTAGGATAAATAAATAAGGTTCCCGATTTGTTCCTTGTGATATTTGTTAAGCTTTGCGTGTTTGTGGTCTTATCTAAAGAACTTCTATCAAACCGAACGAATTTTATTTCAAACGGTTCTTTAAAAGTGATCTTTCCCCATTTGTCTTTTTCTCCTGCCAAACTTACAGTTACAGTATCAGTTAAAAAGCGTTTATCTATCATAGCAAACACCTCTATAACCGAAACCAACGCTTTTAAGTAGGTTCATAGTGTCTAACGCTAAATTATACTTACTAGCTTCAATTTTAGCTGGACTACTTCCACTACTGCCATAATTAACAGTAGTTCTTCCAATACTCAAACTACCTAATGAATGTTTATCTTCAGCAGTAAGTATTCCAGTTTCATTTAAGTAGCGTATTTGATTAGCAATAGCAAGCTTTACAGCTTTCTTACGTGGTGGAAAATCATCTTCTAAATTATTATTTTGATAAAAGTAATTTGTATATAAATCTACTGCCATTTCTGCCTTTAGTTTTAATTCTGAAAATTCTTCAATCTCTGCAAAACCTAATTCTTTGTATTCTTCCAAAGTTAAATAACTCATTGTTTAACCTCCTAAAAAGAGGCTGAATTATTCAACCTCTTTAGTTTCTTTTTTCTCTTCTACTGGAGTAGATGTTGGAGTGTCTTCTTTAACTTCCTCTTTTACTTTTTCTAGGTTAGTTAAGGCTCCCTCACCTAATGAACGGATAATTTCTTCTGCACGTTTTTCTGTGATATCCAGTTCTGTACCTTTAGATACTTGCTCATAAGTATCTTTATCTGTAAAATCTCTGTTTACTAAATATTTAACCATCTTTATTTCCTCCTATTATGCTAACGGTGTAGCGCTTGTAACTTTAATGATTGCTTTCTTGTTATCGTCAAGAACGAATGTACCACCTTTAGCAGCAGCTTGAAGTTTTACACCGTCAAAATCTTCAGCTTCTACTGTTCTAGCAGTTTCAATTCCGATGAATGGAATTACAATTCCATCTGGAGAGAAGATTGCAACAACATTATTTTCAAAATATTGTTCAGGTACTACAATTAATTCAATGTTTTTATATTTTACTAATCCATTAGTATCAATATTTATATTTGAACCTTTTGATTTGTTAGTTGAAGCCATATCAATAATGGCGTTATAAACTTGCGCTCTGATATAACATTTGATTGGTGCGTTGATTTCAGTATTAGTCACGTAAACATTTACTTGATTAAATAACTTCTGAATATTAGTTTCATCAAGTTTAGCAAGCTCTTTTGTTTCTCCAGCATTTGCTGATAAGAATTTTCCAATTCTCTTGTTAACTTCTCTAGTTTGTGCTTCAGAATGTAATCTTAAACGGTCTGCTACTGCTGCATTTAAGTCATTATTTACTGTGTAGCGGTCGATTCCCTCATGAATTGCTAATGTGTAATCGTAACCTACTTCTGTATCTTGGTAGATTACTTCTTTTAATTCTCCAAAACGGCTTCCTGTTCCAGTTCCTGCTCCAAATACTTTTGTTGAATCTGGGTTGTAAGTTCCAACTACTACTGGTGTAGCGTTAGTTTTAACTAAGAAAGCCTTAGAATTAAATTGTACTCCGTCTAATGTTTGAATTGGAGCTAATACTCCTGCGAATGCTTTTTGTACGTTGAAAATCGTTGATAGCATTTGTCTATATTGTGGTGCGTACTGACGTACTGGTAAATTGTTATTGTTTGTTGTCATTTTTAAAATTCCTTTCTTATTGTGTATATTGGTCTAAAATTGCTTGGAACGGGTCAACACCTGCTGTTCCGTTTCCGTTAGGGTTGCCACCAACTGTAATCTGAGGTGTAGTTGGTTGTTGTTCTTGTTCAAATAAGAAAGGCTTACTTTCTTTTAACGAATTAACCACCTCATCAAGTTTAGGCTTCCCATCATCTCCTAACTCAACCTTATCTACATCGATAAGTTTCATTAGAACGTCGCTATCATGTGCCTTAACATCTTTTAATGCTAATGCGATAGCATTTGTTTTATTGATTTGTGCCAACTTGTTATCACTATCTACCTTGAATTGGTTGTATTCTTCCTGTAATTTCTCTAACGCCTGTTTAACATCTGAATTAGCTTCATTACTTTTAGTTAAATCTTCAAGTTTAGTTTTTTGTGATTCTAGTTGTGCTTTTAATGTGTCATTCTCAGCAGTTAGTTCTAACTTCACTTGTTGCTTCGCTTTCTCCAACCCTGCACCGTACGCTTGCATGATTTTATCGATTGCGTCCTTATCTGTTACTCCTGCTTCGATTAACATATCTCGTTTTAAGCTCATAATTTAAGCTCCTTTCGTTTTACGTCCTGTAGACTAAATTTTTAGCACTATTACACCGCGCAAGGCATAAAAAATAAGCCTTTTAACGTCATGCTTAGGACGAAAATGGAAAAATCAACCAAATTTTCCATTTTGAATTGTATTTTTATATTGAAAATGGAAATTAAACGGTTTAATTCCATTTTGGGTATAATAAAAACACCTAGTAAAAATTTACTAAGTGCTTAAAATTTCATTTATTTTTTCTTCAGTCAAGTCTTTCCATCTTAAATTATTCTTTTTTATATATTCACTTAATTTTCCCATGTCAAGCTCGGGATAAAGATTTTCTGACGCTGTATATCTACTATCTGTTGCATGTTCATCGAACTTATATAGTAATTTGTCTTCAATCATAAAAGTTACTCCTTATAATATTTTTTAATTAAATAATTGAAGGCTTCATCTTCTATTATCATACGGTCTCCAAAAAGAACAGTAGCTCCTAATGTTTTTGCATAATGGTCCTTCAATTTAGTTTTACTATCGAAATACACAGCATCGAAATTATTATCTTTAGCTTCTTTACAAGCATGTGCAAATAAATGTGCACCAACACCAGCGTATTCACCATCTTTTCCATAATTGTGTGGTGCTGTTTCCACTAATTTTACATACACTGCATTTGAACTGCTATCTAATCTTGTCGCTATTAAACCTTGAATTACTTTATCATTTTCAAGATATAGAGCTGAAATATTCGAATCTGTTTCCTTTGTCCAGTCGAATTTCCATCCTTGTAAATCTTTAGATTTCGGTTTATAAGGTTTAATTTCAGTATTTATTTCTTTGCCAGTTTTCTTATCTTCAAGACAATTTGTAAACTTGTCTATTTTTATATCTACACCTTTATTATACACCTTTTCATCCCCTTTAGTAAGCACTTTTTGAGGATATTTTCCAATTACAGTTGGATTTTTTTCTATAAGACTTTTTCTTCCAGTTTTGAATGTTTTTTCTTTAAGTTTAAGCTTAGCTTGTAGTTCTTTATCTCCTAATTCTTTAGCTAGTATTTGCTTATCCTTGTTAATTCTAATCTCACGATCAAAAGCTTTCAACCTTGCTTTATCTAAAGCGTTTTGTTTTGCTTGTTCCTCGGTTAGATTCTCCAAATATTCTGGTAATTCTGGCTTGTAATTAACACCAACTACAAAAGGTGTCAGATAGTGTCCGCAATTTATTCCTAAACAACCTCCTGGGCTTCCATATCCATAATCTGGTAAACTTAACACCCGTTCACCGTTAATTGTCCTTGCAACTCCTTTAGTTACTATCTGATGTTGTAACGGTGCGCATAACTCTCTAGCACTAGATTTGGCACTGTAATAATAAGTATCTATCCCTAAATCATCTGCAGGCCTTTCTCTCATTTCTCGATAAGTTCTGAAAGTTGTAGTTCTGATTACAGTTTTTGCATATCGCTCAACCGTCCATATTCTTCCTCCTCTATCTCTAAAGGCTGTAAATCCTCGCTCATACATTTTTAAAACCGCTTCTGATAATGCTTTTTCATGAGACTTAGTTCCAGAGACTACTCCAGCTACTGCACTTTCTAATGTCTGCTTGTAATTCTTTTGTAGTGCTTTTGGCATTGTAGTATTGATTAGATTATTAACTTCAAACATCGTTTGCTTAGCTAATGAATTAAGACTATCTTGAACTAAAGGATTAGGAGTTGCATCGGATTTTAGAGCCTGTGCCAATTGTTGGTGGCTATCTTGGTATATCTTAAAGCCCTCATTAGCTATTACATCTCTGAATACCTCCTCTGCAACCCCACTATATTTAGAAATCAACTTAACATTTTCTTCTGTGATTAAATGCATATCGTTTAGTTTTTCTAACTGCCAAACATAGGGATTATCGATTAAATCAGCTGTTCCACGTTGTTTTAGTCTTCGAACTATGTTCTTCATCATTTCCATGGATAATTCATGGAATAAACCTTCTACTTCTTTTGACTTTATCCAATAATTACCATCATTATTCTTTATCTCCATAGATTACCTCATCAGTTTCATCTAGGTTCGGTTGTACTTCTTCATTAATCTCATTTAACATCTTGCTTGCTTCTTCATCAGTCACCCCTAATACTTTAGAAATGGCATACTGCTTACTAACAATTCCACTTGCTAATGCTTTTACCCAATAATCAAGTTCTGCGTTTCTATCTGTGAACACTCCATCATCAAGGTTAACTGAAATATTTTCTAACTTAGGTATTTCACCGCTATATATTCCGTGCGCTTTACCTAATTCACAAATTGATACTACAAGCTCTTTAATTGAATGTTCCACTAACGATACAATGCTGTTTCTTAATTGGAATGTATCTGAGTTTTCACTAACGACTTCTGTTGCTGTCTTCATCGTTTTACCATCAAAACTAAACATTCCACCACTAACTCCAACTTGCATTTCAAACATAGCTAATCCTTTGTTAATGGCTTTAATGTAATCATCAGCTCTAATAGGTGTAGTTAAATCAACGATTTTATTATCATCAATTCCACCCCCAATTTGAACAAACACATTTTGATCAGTTTCAAATCTTCGTTTTGTTACGAACTTATTATCTTTTCCAGCCTGAAATGTCATATTTGTTAAACCATCTGGAACAGCTACTCTTCTTTGTCCCATCTTTATTTCCCACATGAATTCATCATATGTTCTATTAATGAAATCAATCGTTGTTTTCGCATTATCAAATATCGATAACCCCAATGGACTGTTAATATCTTTGTTGTTCATTCCAGGTGTTTTTAAGTAAGTAAATAACGGCCTACTTAATCCTTTAATCACAATGTTTTCTTCAAGATTCTCATACAATTCACTTAACAACGTTTGACTACCAATTGTATCAGCGTTGTTTGATTTATACAGCTCATTAGTTATCGTTAAATCATCATTATTCCACTCGTGGAACTCAATTAAGGTGTAATATGTATTAGTTTTACCTTGACTTTTAACTGATTTAGTAATAATTGCAGCACTGCTAACATCTTGCATATTGCTCTGAAGCGGTAAAAATACTGGTGCTTGAATGAATGCTATCTTAATAGTTTTACCATCAAAATAAGGCCTCATTGCCATTCCACCTAGCGCTAAACAACTCTCAAGATATCGTTCAAAATTCTTGTTAAATCTGTCATTTAAAAGAATATCGTTAACAAACTCATTAATTGTTTCATTATCAACTGTGATCTCTGCCTGTTCATTATAAACTAAACCTGCTATCTTTTTACAAGCTGTTCTTGCTAATGGTAAGTGATTAAACTTCCTTGTGCGCTGTTCTCCATCCGTGTTAAGGTAGGTAACATCGCTAAACTTACTCTGGAAGTATGTTAAATTGTTTTTTATTCGGTTGTATTCTTCTGAAGATACAACTATCTTCGGATGGTCTAATATGCTTGTTAAACTACCTTGCATGGTGTACTTGCTCCTTTTAAAAAAATTCTTAATAATTTGTATAAGCCCCATTCTTGTTACTCCTATACTTTTAATCCTAATAATTTTGCATTATCTAAAACAAAATACTTAAATTCATCGACTGTGTGATCATCTTCTTTGATTACTTTTGGTTCAGGTGTCTTGATGGTCTTCTCGTCGTACCTGTACATTTTATGCTCTTCGATAAAAATTTTGTTGTTTTCATTATCTAAATAAAAAAATCTTCCTTGCGCTAATAAACTTACAACCATATCAATCATAGTTTGATTTTTTCTTTTTGCTACTGGATTCCATCTAATCCCAAAATCTTTAAAGTACTGATTCCTTAACGCTCCCTCTGCACTATCTATTGTTAATCTAATAGTTGGCACATTATACAGTTCTTGCACGCTAGAAATAAAATCATTAATCATAATAGTTAAATCATTAGGCGCAGCTTTAACAGCTCTTCCTGCTGGTGAATAATAGAAAGTATCCAATAAGATCACATTCCCTTTAGCAGTAATGCCATAAGCTCCACACGCTGTCGCACTTTGTTGGTGTCCTGTATCTAATGCATAAGATATTCCCATGATTTTATTATTGCTAGGTAATTCCTGTAATGGATGAAAACATGCCATGTTGTAGACATTATTCCCAATTCCCACTGGTTCACCTAAATAAATATATAGATAATATTCATAGTCATTTTCTTTTATTCTGTTAATATCTGCTAACATTTGATCAGTAACAAATCCTAATTCATCGTTTAAATAACTTGATTCATGCACTAGATAATTTTCAACGGTTTTCATTTCTTCGCTCCACTCATTAATCCATGCATAAGGATTTCTAGGTGGATTGTAGCTCCAGAAGAATTGCACAAAAGGTATTAATCGGTGTTTTTGTCGCATAAAAGTAATGTTAGTTTGGTCGAATTCCTCCTGGCTGTCAAACTCGGCAGCCTCCTCATACCATACAGCAATAATATTATTAATATCATTTGATTTTAACTTTTGGAAGTCATCTGCGCCATAGAAATAAAAGCTTGATCCAGTTCCTTTATGTGTAATTTTAAACGGAGATACTGTACTTTTAAATGAATCGGTTAATCCATACATGTTTATGGCCCAATTAATTTTATTAAAGACACTATCTCGAATAGTATTTGCTACTTTTCGGATAACAACTACATTAGCTTTCTCACCTTTAGCTATCATTTTTGACATATCTTTGACTAATTTTAAAGCTATTACAGATGATTTAAAGCTGTTCCTACCACCTTTTAGCACATTGTAAGGTACTTTAGAAAGCCAAACATCTTTGAAATGTGGATTCACATTCTTTTGAACATCAAACCTAGTCATCTTCCCACCTGTCAACAATTATGATGTTTTCAGAAGCGGTTGCACTTTTCTCTTCCCGTGCTTGATGGATTTTATTTAGGATATCTGCAGCTTTAATTCTGTCTTTCGCACTAACATCAATATAAGTTGTTTCCTGAAAACCTTGTCCCATTCCTATTAACGTTTGTTCTCGCTGTTCTCCTCTCATTACAGAGGTTAAATATTCAAGAACTTCTTGCTGCGTTGCTGTCTTCTTAGATTCAATCTCTTTCATCCGTTCATCGATGTAAGATTTTATTCCTACATTTTCCAACAATTTGTGACTTTGTGATTTTGCATAATTTATACTATATCCTACTTTAATTGCTGACTGCATCGCATTTCCGCTTAAGATGTACTCATCAGCAAATTCTTTTTGTTTAGTTGTCAATTTCGCCAATTTTCCACCTCCATTTCAGGCAAAATAAAAAGACAGTCGTTAAACTGTCTAGGGAGTAAATTTGATAGGCGATTTTAGGTAGAGATTTAATACTATGAAAAAAAAATAAAAAGTTTACGGTACACATCTACTTATAAAAAATCTAACTAATAACAATCTCTTGGAGTCCTCTACCTAAAATCTTATATTACTATTATAGCACTTACCTACTTACTTTTGTTTATCTCTTATTACTTTGTTTTATCTTTTTTTACTTTTTGAAAAAACTTGTCAATTTTAACAGCTTTTAGCGCTTCGGAATGTTTTCTGTTTCTCGTATTAGCCTCAATTTTTAATAAGTGATCAATTTCTAACCAATCTTTACAATCGAAATATCTATATTGTAATAATAATCTATATTGCAAATC